AGCGGTTCTACCTCTGTCAAGAAGCCAGCCGCTAACGGAACAGGCGTCGAGCAGTTTACTGCAACTGGAAGTAGTAAGGCTAAGAAGCCTGCTGCTAACGGAACAGGCAACGCGGGCGGGCTGGCCGGTACAGGATCAGTAAGCGCTAAGAAGCCTGTACCTCACGGTACGGGCAGCGAATCCTGGTCGGGTGCTGGCGGCGTTATCGTCAAAAAGGTTACGTTGCTGGCTAGCGGATCTCAGCAGTTCTTGGGCTCCGGTAGTGCGAGGCTTAACAAGCCTCAAATCTCCGCGATTTCACTGTCGTTTGGAACAGGCACGCTAGGGGTTATTCACCCTTATCACGCTACTGTTGCAGGCAGCGGTGAACATGGCGCAACTGTAACCCACGGCGCTAAATCCCACACGACCGTGACCGAAACAGATAAGGCAAGGGGCGCTGTGTCCGGTAAATCTAAGACATCGAGTAAGGTAGCGGGTGAGACATAATGGCAGCGATCGAAACGGGAGAATCCTATACTTCCACATTTGTTCTAACGGACGTAAACGGGAACTACATCGATGCTACGGTTGTGCTCACCGTTACCTTGCCTAACCAAACTACGGCAACGCCAAGCATTACGCACGACAGCTTGGGCCATTATCACGTCGATTACACATTGGCGCTGGAAGGGCTGTATAAGTTTCAGTGGACTTCGACTGGACCATCTACCTCCAAGACCGACTACGTTCCCGTTGTTACATTCCGATCTCTCGTAAGTATCGATGACGTTAAGGCGTTTATCAACTTCGGCAGTTCTACGTCCAACGAAAAGGAATCCTTGCTTCGGCAGGTTATGATGGCAGTAACGGAAATGATTGAAGAAGTAGTCGGCACTTGCGTGATCCGAACCTTTACTAACGAAAGGGTTCCCGGCGGATATACCGCGATGGTATTGAAGCTGTCGCATGGTCCGCTGCTTAATGAAACGTCCCTGACTTCTATCAGCTCTGTGCGAATCAATGGACCGACCTGGACTCAGGCCAATAACGAGTTCATCGTCTATCCCGATAGCGCCACGGTCGAGCTACAGTCTCAGCAGCCTTTCTATTACGGACCGTGGAAAGCAACATACACGGCAGGGCGGCCGGTAATCTCACAGAAGATCCAGCTTGCCGCTCTTGAGATTTGCTACGATATGTGGTCAACTCAGCGGCCTTATGGTGCGGATCAGCTTGAGCCCGGACCTAGCGAAACTGCTACCTGGGAAAGTCTGGTTAATACATACAAGATCCCGCCGCACGCTATGGCGATGTTGTCGGGTGAGGAAAGGCCAGGGTTCCGCTAATGCCCTCAGCACATTCGACGGCTATTGATGACGTAATTGTCTGGCTTGTTTCAACCCTTGATGCGGCGTTGACTTATCCGGTATTTGATGGCCCTCCTACAAGTTTGCCGGATAGGGATCAAGTTAAATTTGTAGTAATCGGGGCTGAATCGCCATTGGAAACTGGCGAGGATGCCGCCCCGACTAATGCCGCAGATATGAGTCAGGTTTATAAGGGCCTGGGCGCTAAAATCCGTGAAGAAGAAATGCGCATCAACTGCGTGGCGGTCGGTAAGACTTCCACAATCGCAGCAGCCAGAGCTTTGGCGGTCGGTGTCATTGACAACGTATCTACAAATCTTGGTTTTCATCCCGGCACACTCGATACCTGGAACGCTCTAGTCTCGGATGTTGTCGATACACGATCATTGAATGTACCTGGTGGTGCGGTGGTACAGATGCAATTCGTTATTACTGTTCGCGCCAATCTATCGTAAAGGATGTACATAATGCTTAAGCGTTACATCGGCCACCAGAGCCCGGTTTCGGTTGTTCTTGGCGGCGAAGATTTTGGTTATGTCGAAACTGGCGATTCAATCGCGGTTCCCGACGACCTAGCTAATACCCTTTCCTGGCCCGAAGATAACTGGGCTGACGGTGCAGCTAAGGCTAAGGCTAAGCCTAGTACTGCTGCCAAGAGTGACAACAAGAATGACGAAAAGAGTGGTGAATAATGGCAACCGGATCAGGGCTTGATGCCCAGCTAGGTACTAAGACTGAAACTACGGTTGGTACAGTTGTTGCACCCGACCATTTCTACACATTTAACAGCGCAGACCTGGCCTTCGACCCGACCTATCTGGAAGGTGACGGAATTCGGGCGACTAAGACTTTCAAGTCTATTAACCAGGTCGCTATTTCCCGAAGGGCCGCAGCAGGAAAGATCGAACTACCGTTCATGTTCAAGGGCATGTCCTGGTGGATGCAGCATGTTTTGGGTGCTACTCAGACACTAGCGGTTGTTCCTGCCGGTACGCTTGCTTTTGAAGCGTACTTCACTCCCGGTGGTCTTCGAGGTAAGTCTTTCTCGGTCCAGCTTGGTAAGCCAGAACCTATTACGGGAACTGTTCAGCCGTTTAACTACAGCGGTTGCAAGGTTACTGACTGGGAAATTGCTTTTGAGGATAACGCTAACACCTTGCTGTCTATGTCTGTTGACTCATGGAACGAAGCAACCACTCCTGCCCTTTCGGCGGCTACATATCTCGCGAATAACCAGTTGTTCAACTTTGGTCATGTGTCCTTGTTTGAACTAGGCGGAACTTATACCACTACTTCGGGTAAGACTTCCGTATCGAGTGCTACTGCGGTAACGTCGGTAGTAAGTAAGCTTTCCCTCGCCGGAAAGAACACGCTATCAACCGAGAGGTTCGGACTGGGAAATGCGGGAGTTAAGAAGGAACAATTCCAGATTGACTTTACGGGAATTACCGGGACGTTTGAAGCGGAGTATAACGAATCCGAATTTCAGTCGGCTTTCCGGGCGGGTACAACTACCGGGCTGCACATTAAGTCTGTGAGTTCAAACTTTATTGAGTCCGCTACTCCCTATACGCTGGAAATCCATATCCCGACTGTGAAGATTACTAAGGCACCCGCGACTGTCACGGGTCCGGGCCTTGTATCTGTCTCGGGAGAATTCATGGTTTACGATCCTGACGACGGCGTTAACCCGCCTATCCAGATTCACATTATCAGCACTGACACGACACTGTAAAGACGGGGGCAGTACGTAGTTGCTACCCTCTAAGCACCAGAAAGGACTACGAGGTTATGCCTCTAGTAACAATCAGGGAATGCCTGAATTGCCAGATTGACCACGAATGGCTATTTGAGTCTATGACTCTTAAAGAGCTGCGAGTGATTAAGAAGCTGACCGGAATGGGCCAGAAGGCTTTTGCCGAAGCTGGCGATGAAGGCGACCCTGAAGCTCTCGCGGCTCTGATCTATGTACTTCATAAGCGGGATAAGATTCTCATTCCCTTCGATGATGTAGACCTGGACTTTACGAAGTTCACAATGGAGCCTACCGAACAGGAGCTTAAGGAACTGGCAGTCGTAGAAGAAGACGCGGATGAGGACCCAAAAGTAGAGAACGTGAATGGCCTCTAAATAAGGGTGGGCTCGAAGCCCAGGTTCTAAGCTACGCGGCCGACATCTGGTCCATATTCGGAGTTAACGTTCTGGATATCTGGGAGTTGCCCGCTAACGTCTTCTTCGGAATGACACATCAGGTTGACGCACAACGGCGAGAGGCGAAGAAAAATAGATGAAAGCTCTAGTAGAATACATCAAGGCTGGTGCGGAAATTACCGCCAATGCCGCTCGCCTCTATGCCGGTACCTGGTCTAAGCGAATGCCCCGCGCTACTCGCGTACACGTCGAGGGCGATAACGTGTCTGTGCAAACTGAAAGTCGTATTGCGCCACAGTCCCGCGCATTTCAGGGTGGAATTCGTCACCCGCTGAACTACCCTAGTCAGACTATGGGCGGACAAAGGCACTGGGCATCTACGCCTAAGCGGCCTTATATGACGTGGGCTTGGCGCGATACAAAGCATGACATGGAAAAGCAAATGGCCAAATGGGCTGAAGATCTGGCGAAGGAGAAACTGGGATGAGCGAACAGGCTAACGTAGTTCTCCGCTTTTTCACGAAGGGAGATAATTCTGTCTCGGCTATTATGGACAAGATCTCTCTGAAAAAGAAGGAACTGTCCAAGCCTGTTACTGTCCCTATCGACGCCGATGGTAAGCCCGCCACTATCACGATGGATAAGATCAAGGCGGAAGCTGACGCGCTAAACAAGAGGCGTGCGGAATTCGCTATTGACGCTAACGACAACGCGGCTAAGGCTAAGTTGCTTGCTATTGACATGCGCCTTGAAAAGCTTAACAAGTACCTGGCTAAGCCAGGCGTTGAACTACAGGGTCTTGATAGTACGCTGCTGGGAATTTTCCGCCTTAATGCTGCTCTGGATAAGGTTAACGGAAAGACCGCTACTGCTCACGTTAGGGTTACTTCTTCTGGCGGTGGAGGCGGCGGTGGCAACAAGAATGTTATCTCTCGTGCTCTCGGTGGTGGCGGCGGATCTGGCGGTGGCGGTGGCGCATTCTCTGGACCATTCCAGGGTATTGCTGGTGTCGGTTCTGGCGCTAGTGCTGGTGTTATCGAGGCTTTGACTAGCCCCGTTGGTGCTGGCGCTGCGGCTGTTGCCCT